AAATCCGCCCGGTAAAGTAATATAACCCGGAAAAGCAAACGAAAACGACCCAACTTTGAATTGGTTGAAAAAATTTGTCAAGTTGGTTTTCAAAGTCGCAAGGCTTGTATCTGTAATGGTAAATCCGCTTCCCCAATTTGCGATCACATAAGCCAAAGCGCAAACGAACGTCGATGATTGGTACCACGCTTTATTTAGCCACGGCGAAGGCAAAATATCATCAACGCCGATACCGCCAACCGTTAGCGAATCGCTGTCGTAAGTTGCGTCATTTTCCTGATTCGCCGCCGAAGGATTTGTTTGAACAAAATTTGTTGTTCCAGCCATTGAATTTCTCCTATTAGATTGCGTGACCTAGATCGGCACCCGCAATATATGAATTGCTCAAATCAGCACCGAAGATTGGGAAAGTTGGCGCAACAATGAAATTGTACATAACTCCTTCGGGTCTTGGAATAATCAAACCATTTTGAATCAGATCGCTCTCAATTGAACTGAAAGTTCCGGCCAAAATAATCGTAGAAGTCATGTTTTGATTGTCAATAAAAACGATGCTGCCGCCCGGAAACAATGTTTGCCAAAGTGGATACAACGATTGAATTTTTCCGTTCCAAGTGTTGTTTGCTCGCTTCGCATAAAGCAGCAACCTATAAGTCGTATCGTTCAAAATTGGAGAAACACTGTCAGAAGGTTGAAAAGGAACAGTTCGATTTGCTCCAATAATCTGCCCCAAAACATCTAACTGAACTCCAACCGCTGTATCAATATCATAAGCCGCTGTTATGCTCGCGGTACAAGTCATAATATCAGCGAGCGGTTGAAGTCTGATTGTCTGCCAAGCGTTTAACTTAGTCGCAGTTTTGTACTGAGACGTAAATAGATTCAGATAATAACTTAACGGCGGTGCTGTGATTGGCGAACTCATGTTGTCACCACTATATTACCTGAAACTGTTGAAGCAACTGAAGTATATGCAATATCAATGTCAACAGTTACAACCGGCGAAGCTGCGATCCCTGCCGTTAACGCTGTAATTGAGAATAGCGGAGTAATGATACTAGGCATAGTTGCCATAGCAGCCGCGTATAAAGCCGAAATAGTTACATTTTCTCCAATTTGCAATTCGTTCAAATAAGCTACAAGCGCCGCTTGAATCGCCGCCGTGCTTGCAGATGTGTAACCGGCCAAAGGTTCGATGGTTAAAGAAACAAAAATCGGAACATATGTTGGCCGAAAGAAACTTATATTATTGCTAATTCCAGTTACAGGATCAATAACAGGAACCGTTGTTGATCCATTGGTTAAAGCGCCCGGTGTTTTGTTTATATAAATTGCCGTCGCAACTTCCAAATCCGTTGCGCCCTCAACAACCATTGAAATTGAATGTGCTGGATTGCCCCACGAATCCGTTGATCCAGATGGATTTTCAATTGAAGTACCGGGAGCGCCGCCCGGTGTAGGTATGCCAACAGAATAACGAGTAACCCCGTCCGTTGCGCCAATTTCAGCAAGCGTTCCGGTCACTAAACTTTGCGAAGGCAACTCTTGACTAATTGCTTGTCTCGCTCGATAATCTGAATCCGCTTCAACCGGAACACCCGGAATTGCCGCCGCTGGATTAGTTATGCTTAACCAATTTGCGGTCGGGGTTTGAAATCCAGTAATTGTACTTGCGGAAGCTGTGATATTTCCTAACACTTGCGCTTTTACAGTTACACCAGTTGCGTTGCCGCTTCCATCAAAAGTTACGCTTGCGGGTAAATTCCAAAGATTTCCAAGTTGATCAACAGCAACACAATTTGTAATTGTTGAACTAGGCTTTCCGGTTAGGTTACAAACTGCGGTCGAATAAGTTGGTTCGTTTCGATCAATACCGTTCAACTTATACAAAGTATCTTGCTGCGTTCCAATCGCGCCAACCGGACTCATGCCGTTGAACACAGCTTGCAGTAAATTCATGCAATCGTTGATCATTAAGGCATCGTTTGTATTAGCTTGAATATCGCTTGTACTTACATTACCGGAAATTGTTTGACCATAGATATTGGCATAATTAGTTTGAAGGTAAGCGTTAATATCAACGAACGAAGGAATATGAATACCGTCTTCGTCAATGTAGGGAGCAAAATACGCCATTTAACCCTTCCTAAGCCGCCAACGGTAGAACAGCTAAGTTACCCGGTGAATAGGTTACAGTAACAGTTCCGAACGCCGTTTGAACGTCGCAAGCATAACTAAAACTTCTGGTTGCAGATGTGTACAAAAATTGAACATTAAAAATTGCGGTAACATATTCAACGCTCAAAATTACTTGCTGGATCAACAACGAAATTACAGCTTGCCTATTGTTTTCACCTTGCCCGACAATTGACTGAAAGACTGGTAATCCGATAATTCGATTTAACCACCATTCGCCTTGAAAAAGCAACAGACTTGTTTCGATGATTTGAGCAACGGCATCCAAATCAGCAAGGAAGCAAAGAATACCATTACCATACAAAGGATCGTGGTTAGAGTCTAAAGCGCGAACAATCACTGTAGGAGTTACGCTCATGGAGTAGAACTAAGCCTCATGTAATAAGTAACTCCGTTTAACACAATCGGCACACTGTGATTTGAACCAGTTGTTGAAGCAGTTGGAGTTTGGGTTGTTGCCAAACTGTTAGCGAGTAACTGTGAGTTAACAACAAAAGAAGGCGAGCTAGGAGTTACGTTGCTTGCACTAAATACTATAGTTTCGCCGCCAATTGTCAACACAATTTCGGTATCGGTCATGGAAAGTTTGACTGTCCCGGCCCTGTTCCTAATTTCCATCGCTGTTGTTGAGTAATTAGGAATTACGTTTGGTTGACTTCGTGGACACAGTATTGCAAAGCCATCGCTCAAACTGTGACGGCGAGTTATTTCTTGATTTTGAACGCCTGTTGCGCCGGGTCCATTCGTTGACCATGCACTTACGCACATATCGGCAAACAAAACTAGGCATTCCGATCCTACTAACGAAGGAAAGGTTTGACACCAATTCGAGTCTCCCGGCAGCATCAATAATACATCTTGCAAAACATCAATTGCTGTTGCTTTTACAACTTCGTTTATAACTATATTTTCTGTAATCGTTAACTGAACTGAACACATTTGAGTTACAGGATTAAATGTCTTAATTACTCCGGGCAATCCAACTCGCAACGTATAAGCAACCCGTTTGCAGATAGCTTTGAATATAACGTTTGGATCGTCTACAAATTCAACAATAGTTGGACTACCTACAAATGGAGGACTACTCATATTCCCGCCTGAAGAGAAAGAATTGAAGCCGCATTAACGAATCCGGTTATTCTAGTATCCCATGTGTTGCCTCTTGAATCGCCAACATGATTAATTCGCCCAACAATATATAATCCGTTTTTATCTAATATCGTTGGATAACTTGGAAACGATCTTGCCAATTGAGCTATAACAACATTTTCGTTCAATTGAACTTGACTTCTTAATACTGGTCGCGGGTCCAAGTTAACAATCATTTCAACGCCTTCTTGTGTTTGTTGGGGAGTTCCTAGTAGTCCTGTTCCGGGTCCATAAGAAATTGTAGGTAGTGTGTTTTGTTGAGCCAACGTTCCTATGTTGATAGCCAAATTGCTAAACCACATATTAGCGTTGTTGAAATCAGCAATATCTTGAAAATGATCCCCCGGTTGTCCAAAATAAGTTGATGCTCGCGTTTGTTTCATAGAACTAAGGGGATCAACGTTACTTGCATCCAAAGGAAAGCGACAAGCCGCTGCCATTTGTGCGACAAGTTGGCGTTGCGTATAGCCGCTTGCAATTGTTTGATTGACAAAATTTTTTCCATCTTCAATCAAACCACAAACGCATAACAACGTAACTTTATAATCTGTTCCGTTTTCACGCTCCCAAAGAGGCTGATATATAGTCCCTTGAAATATCGTACCGTATTGCTTATTTTGATAACCAGCATCAAGAGTAATTGTATTTCCTTGAACCAAAACTTCTTGTTCTGTTGGACCGTTCAAATTATAAATCACAATTTCAGCGGTCCACCATCCTTGTATCGCCATTTTAATATCAAATGTTATTTGAAGTGGTTCAGGAACAAAAGGATTCCCCGGCGAAGGCGTTGTTCCAAATTGAACCGTAGTACCGTCGCTATTTTTGATAGTTAGTTGCCACGCTCGACCGAAAAGGGGTAGTCCAACGGATGAGCTAGACATTATCCCCCCAAAGCAAAATGAAATCTGTTCCCAAATTTTGCCCGTTTGGATTGTCTAAAGTTGATCCGCCGTTTGTTACATTCAACAGATAACAACTGCCAATTTGTTTGTATTGATATTGTCCTAAGATGTTGGCAGCGGGCCAACTTCCTGTTAGTAAAGGAACACTAGCTAAAATTATATTGTTGCTTACATCTGCAATACTCATTGTCCAATACTGTGCAATTTCGTTAAACTTAACCGATAGATTCAGTTTTAGTGCCGCCCCGTTAACCGTAAGGTTAGCGAGAAAGGTTTGATTCGGACTAGAACTTAAAGGAACAATTTGATTCATGGCAAAATCGTATTGGCGTTGCTACTGTAGTTCCCTGCACCCGGAATGTTTGTTGTATCTGAATTCCCGTATTGAGCCGCTATGGACGCATCTGGATTGGTTGGTTGAACGGTTCCTTGCTGAGTGTCACCTGTAGTTTGCGAACGCGCTGAATTTGTTTGAACAGATACAGTTGAAATAATTAGTTGTTCAAACGTCAATATCAATTCAGCGCCGTAGTAATAGCGTTCATTATCTGTGCATCTAATGTTAGTTAGAAGACAGTTCTGATAAGTTTGAAGACGAGTGTTCAAAGTAATTAGCGATCTGTTTTTCATCAATGTAATCATTTGCTGAAAAGCAGAAACACTCTTGGAAGGATTGCCGCTCCACATTCCGCTTGAATAAGCAGCAATAGTATCGGACATAACCGCTTCAAGAACAACGATTGCCGGTTGCAAAACCGCATTATCAGAAGAATTGTAACCAGTCTGCAAAGGTTTCTTTGTAGGTATGCACGATTGATTATGATCCGCACTCCTTATAGCATCAAACACAAACATTGTTGTTGTCGTCGATCCAGCAACAGGGGCAGATGTTCCAGAGTTGTTAACTACAATTGAATACAAAGCCGGTTGCGTTCCCCAATTTGGCGGCGAATACTGCCTCGATCCTGTTGTTGACGGATTAGCAGTTGGCGAAATTGAAGTAGCGGCGCTAGGCATAAACTGTCCTAGTTTGTATTAAACCGTGTTTAGTTTGAAGTGAGATATGCTGTTTTATTTTTTTAACAACAATGTTTCCAACTTGTTCGTTGGTAAGTCCCGGTTGAGTGATATGAATATCCCCAACCGAAATTGAAGAAGATGAATTTCCACCGTTAGCATAAGCACCTTGAAAATTTTTCATTCCATGCTCATAATTATCTAAACTATCAGCAAAATATCCACCTTTTTTTAATACCTTTGCATAATCATCAATGGTACTCGATCCAATCGCGCTTGTATACTTACGTTGAATCAGATTTGTATAATAACTTGCAAAATCATTCAGCGATCCAAACGAACGATAACTTCCATCTGCATTTTCAATTCCAGCAAGATTGTTCAACGATTTTGCACCGCGATTGGTGAAATTGCCAGTCTCATGCGCCCATTGCGCGAAAATGATGCTAGGGTCAACTCCAAGAGCCATTCCAACCTTACCAGCCAGCAATCGCACCTGATCCGCTGTAGTACCCGTTTTGGCCCCGCCAGTGGCGCTAGGAGCGTTAGAAGCCCCGCCGGTGGCGCTAGGAGCGGCAGTTTGCTTGCGATCCCACCACGGCCCCTGAGCTATTAACGCTTTAACATGGTCCCATATACTACTTTTGCCAGTAATCGCATCAGAAATTGATCCAAAAACTTTACCGTATATATCAACAATTTTTAACAACGTATCAAGTAACACTTTTACACCCTTTAGCATCACAAGAATCAAAGGTTCCAATTTAATAAATATAACAGCTAAGTCTTTGAAAATGCCAAGTGTAATTTTTAATACAGGCACAAGATAGGTTGAAAATTCCCTTGACCACATTGGAATGTTTTTTATTATAAAATCATTGAGTCCATGTAGACTCTTTGTAAAGTCTCCACCGCCTAATGCTTGAAAAACATTCTTAGCAACGCTATATGTAAAGTATTTAAATTCAACTTCCATTCGAGTAAATTCAAACATAACATCGCGGATTTGTTTCATCGACCCTTCGTAATCACCGCTCAATCCTGCCGAAAGTAAAAGTTGATCTTTCCGTAATTGATTGTAACGCGCATGAAGTTCTGGATCAAAAGCAATGTTTTCAATTGGTTGTCCTAACGCGTCAAGTGTAATCTTCAACGATCTGGCTTGCTCAGTATTCAACATCATGCGTTCGCCAAATAGACGGAATTCTTGATCACTAGAAGCAACTTTTGAAAGCATTCCCAAACTAGCCCCTGTTATACCTACAAAAGCAGCCGCAACCGCTAGAGATGCTTCGGCAATGACACCAGAGCTTCCTTTGAAATCAGCAGCCATTTCAAACGTTGTTTTCTTAACAAGCGTCTTTGCATCTTTCAACGCAGAGTTGAATCTATTTAATTGACTTTGATTAACGTCAAAGCCAAGCGAGACTAAGTAGGATTTGAGGGATTTTATATCGCCAGCCATCTAACGATCCCCCGTCCACTTTGCATATTTGTAACGATTCAATTCTTGAATGTCGAGGATTTCGTGAGCGTTGACAAGATCAGCAAACGAATATGTACCGTCTATTGCTTCATGCTGTTTCCAAAGTCCTAAAGCAACAGGCCGATACAAATAGTTGTCAATGGTCGGAAACGGTGTTGGCTCAAAACCCCCTAATTCGTCGCCGCTTTGAATCCGCCGCTTAAAAAAAAAGGTAACAGATTGAAATGAAGCGATTGTTGAGTTAACGCAACTGTTGTCTGAATATCAGTTTTCAAACTTGGAATTGCGATCTTTCCGTTTGCCATCAAAACAGGAAGAATTGTTTCAGTTTCTCCAACCGCTGTGAACTGTCCGCAAACACTCAAAGCATCTCTTTGAATCTTACCAAACATAACACGATCAACGTTCATCAACATGCTTTGAATCATAGCAGAAACAGCATCTTCGGTTTGCTTAACTTGATCTTCCGGCGATAACTCCGGTTTTGGCCGTTCTTGCTTGTTAGGTTCGTCGTTTTCATCGTCTTCTTTCATCACTTTTCGCAAAGATGCCAAAAGTTGAAAAAGAAGGAATGAGCCGGTTTCTGAATCAACCCGCGAAATTTGAAAACGCGAACTACCGATAACAGTTTCTTTTGTCGCTTCCATCGAATCCTCAGTTATTGATTGACCAGATTCGCCGCGAGAAGAATCCAAGTCACATTGCCGGGGTTCTTGTCATAAGACTTATCTGGAACTTTGGTTGGAGTAAGGCCGGTTACAATGTGACTTGAACCGTCAACGGTGTTTCGCATCATTAGCGCAGAAGCAGCCCAATTGCTTACGTCGCCGCTGCTACCGGCATTGACGTGTAAATTGTGCCAATACAAAAGGTACTTGTGAAAAATACTTGTTTGCTGAACTTCAATTGTAATCCTTCCCGATTGTCCAGCAACAAACCCCGGAACAACTGTACCATCGGCAGCGGTATCCATAACGCCGTGATCTGTTGTATTTTCAACAACGATCTTACCCGCTCCGATTTGACCGGCAAAAGCAAACGCGCCCGCAAGCGGGGAAGTCATAGCCCCACTCAAATCTTTGAATGAATACGTTGTTCCCTGCCCGGAAAACAACGCAGCAAACGCATTCGCTGATGCACTCATAGTTTTCCTCTTTACTGTTGAACTAGAACTTCGATGATAACCTGTTGAACTGCGTTTGTTTGAATAACGGCGCTGTATACTGGTGCGCTTGCGCGTTTAGCAGGAACAGCACCAAGTTGAGCGTAGGAAGGCGAAACGTTCAAGAACCCGTTTGGTATCGAAGTTCCGGCCTGAAGTGCTATCGTTGAACCAAATTGAATTGTGTTTCCTTCCCAAACTCCGGGTGAAAGAAATCCACGATTGACTGAAGGTTGGCAACCGTTTACATTCATCGCATGAAGGATGATTGATTGTCCTTGATCATTCTGTCCAACGGCATTGTAGGCAGCTAGACAATTTGCCCCGGCATACTGAATATCGGCAACCAACATATCGAGTCCCAAAATGTTATCGAAGTATTGGCCGCTTCCAGTAATGCCAGTTGCGTAAGAATCGAACGATCCCCCAAAATTGCCGTACACGTTACCGTTATTGCCGGCAATTGTGTTGTAAACAAGTTGGCTGATTGGTTCGGGAGTCATACCGATCAAATTCTTATTTGTCAAAGTGAAGTAAGAATTGTTAAACCCGGTGTTCAAACCCATCGCAAGGCCCATCAAAGCACAAGCTATGTAAGCATTGTTTGGAGCCGCGTTAAAATTCAAAGAAACGCTTGAGGAAGTTGCTGTTGCGTTATTCGATAAAACGCCAGCGGTTCCAACAAGTGAAAGCAAAGTTGTTCCAAGTGGAATTCCAGTCCCTAAAATACCTTGACCGGCAACAACTCCGGTTGCAGAAGTCAAAGTTATATTGGGCGATCCACTGGTTGTAGCGCAATTTGTAGTTGCTGCTGTTTGAACAGTTGAATAAACTCCCTGATAACGATTGTAATTACCCGCTTTCAAAGTAGAAAAAATGTTTCCAGATGCGCCCGTTGTGACATTGCTCGAAGCTGTTTTGAAAAAGTTCTGACAAACCGGAGTTGCGGTTTGCGCCCATTCTGTCATAGCGATATTATCGCCATCAGAAGAACCAATAACATGAAACAGATACCAACTTGGAGAAACAACACGGCAAGCCTCGATTGCTTCCAAAGCAGTTTCGCCCAAAGAACTTACGTCAATTTCAAGTCCTGTTCCAGAACCATTCGTTGTAGTCGCAATATCGGTTGTAACAGTTGCCCCTGTTCCTTGCTGAACAAAAGCCAAAGCACTCGGTATTCCGCCCGGAGCCGCTGTAACTTTCAAAATAGCATTGGAAATTCCGGTTGGATAAATCAAATCCCCAACCGCATAACCTGTTCCAGCAACAGCAATTGTAAATCCGCCGATTGCTGTTGTATCTTGCCGCCCGATTGCAAGATAGAAAGGATTTGATGAAGCAGCCAAAAAGCTCTGAGCCGCTAAATACTCTTCCGAGGTGCTGGAAAAACCATAACTCAACATCTGTTGAAGTATGGTTGAGCCGCCAGAGAACAACACAACACGCCCGCCAACTCCGTAACTTGGAATAGTCGAACTGTTGCCAACAATCAACGCTTGATTAAAAGCAGGGGGAGCAACCGCGTTTGGTTGAATCTGAACAGTTACATCAACGATATTAAGCAACGGAAGAGTCGAACTTGACATTTATTCCCCCTAGATCGAAACGTTGAAATCTTGCTTTTCCGAAGTCATTCCAATTACCTGAATTGAAGCAACCTTTGAAATAGTAATTGACTCGTTCACTTGTTCATTGAAGATTGCCGCCCAATCCCAACGTTCCCACCATTGCGATTCAAATAACTCCGGGTTCCGATCCGGTGTAACTGTATCGGGAACCAAATACAGATTAGACCTGGCAAGCGTATCATGGGGGAAATCTTCAAGCAACATCGATCTTAATAACCGCAAAGAATTGCCTGCGTTCGGTCCATAAGCAACAAACGCTATGCGCCATTGGCGAGTATATATTCTGTTCTTTGAAAGTGTTGTTTCTGACAAAACAGTTAAATTTTCATCACGAATGTTGTAATTCGTTGGTTCTAATACACAACGAATAAACAAAACATCGTCTTCAATTCCAAACCCCGGAGCGCCTTTTTCTTGCCAGCTTGTTTTAACTCTAGTGTTATAAGCAGGATCAAAAAATGTGATTAACTCTGAGCTATTTTGGGTTGGAGTCGTAGAAAGTTCAATTAAAAGATTTGAACCTTCTGTTGTTATACCTACAATAACAGTACCTTCGGGAATGTTCACCCCGGAAATCTCAAATCCATTTGCGATATTTGCAGCAACCAACGGTGTAGCAATTACATTTGATAATTTAGAAAGTTGGCATTGCATTTGAAATCCAGCCGTTAACCCTAACATTTGGCAACAGAGCAATTGAAAGATCGCATCAACGTTTTTATCCGTCAAAGCCGAACTTGTTAGAACTTGCCCGTTTTGAAATGTTGTTGTTGTCATTGCCCGCTTATCCTCGATCCAATTGCTTTGTAGTAGCCAAAATCCTCCCACGGCCATACTTTGACTAGCCTGTAGTTTTGACCACGGTAACAAATAACATCACTTGTTCCAGCGAACTTGTCATTTGGGCCTCTAGTGTGAGTTTCATACAACGGGCATTCGGAGTGAAAACTTAGAGAACCTTTAACCCTATCGCCTTCAGGAACTTGATCTAATTCTTCAGGTGTTGCGGGTTGAATAACTCCGTACCCCGGAACCGTAATTGTTTTGCTAATCCAAGTTCCAGCTTGCCACGATCCACCGCTCGAACGTTGGATTTCAAAATCTTGTGCGAAATCGGAATCATTCACAACTTCAGCAACGTTAATCATATCAATTCCTCAACGTGAGTAATAGATCGCCGCATTTGTCCCGTATCAATAAGCGGAGTATTGATTTCATCTAACGCCGAATTTCCAACTAACGGCATTGGTTCGTTAACTGAATTCAAAACATCCAACGCTTTTCGTAATCGTTTGCCGGTCAACTTTGCCAGTTTGCGCCGAATTGTTTCCGGCGAATTTTGCCGCCAACCGTTACGGGGATCGGTAAACCATTTCTTCGCACCATTCGCTCCAAGTGTTCCAACCTTTTTCAACATGGTGTTTGCTTCAGCAATGTTACCGTCAAGAACAAAACTTGCCGTTGCATGTAAACCCTGTTCAATTGATTCGTGATTTGCTTCAATGCTAGGTTCGATTACTGGCCTTGCTGGAATATGGCGAAGCGGTGAACCGTTGGTATGAATAAACAGAAGTCCAGCGTTTGTTACTTCATGGTTCTGATCTTCGCGGGTAGTTTCTGCTTGTGGAATTCCAACATATACCTTAGCATTTTGAAGCGTTCCCATTGCCTCTTTTACGAAGAGTTCACCGTCGCCGTCTTCCGTCAATGTAATTGTCGGATTCACAATAAAAGCATATTACCTGATCCAATTGCTTTTGCGTATGTTGCTAGTTGTTGTCCGTAAATTGTTAATTGATACGCGCCCCAATCTTCTAATCCGGGAAGTGCTGTCATTCCAGCCGATACATCACCAGCACTTTTTGACGTTTTAACGCCCAACGCTAAACCAGCTTCAGCAACGCGAGCCATAGAAGAACCCGGTCCACCAGCATAAGCCTTAATAAACATTTCGCAATTGTGAGCAATAAATAATCCCATTGCAAAAGGCCACAACTCGCACCATCTTTCAGATTGAATTTGAGCCGATGCGAGATAAATAAAAGCCTTCATTACAACCGCCGTAATCATCGGAGTTGTGAAAACATTCAAACCCACTGTTCCAACTTCAGTTGTAGGCAAAGAAAGAGTCATTGACGGATTTTCGCCAATTTGAAGTGGAACGTTTGAACCGTTTGCGTTTGCCTCATTGGACATTGTTACGGTGTTTCCAATAGCAGCAAGAACAGTTGTGTTGGCGGGGATTCCAGCGCCAGAAATAGGCTTGCCTACAACTATTCCGATAATGCTCGAAACGGTAATGTTGGCGTTGTTGAGTACGGTTGTGGCTGTAACCAGAACCGGCCCCGGTGTCAAACTCTGGATCAGGGAACCCACTTGGATGCCCGGTCCTGTCACTAGCTGCCCCGTAGCAAGGCCGGCGACACTAGAAAGGCTCGATACGACCCCTGTAGCCCCGTCAATCGTTCCTGTGACCCTTGTGGAGCATCCAGCGAACTGAGGATGAAAGGTTAAGAAGTCTGAAATTGAATAAGGAGGATTGTTGCCGACAAGAACGTTTGAGGCTGAAGCAATAAGAGCTAGACCCGCGCTGCTCTCATTACTCCAACCCCAACATTCCTGCAAGAATTGATTAAGATTCTGCCAAGCCATCGGCCCGATCCTTTGGCGTTTCGGTTAAGCTGTTTTCCCGCCAATGTCGTTGCCGTTAGGCAATCCAGCGCCCGGTTTTGCTCCCCAACCCGAAGCGGCGGGTTCGTCTGCCTTCTTTACCACTTCGCCTGAAGGTTTTGCGACTGTACCGGATTTGCCTTTTAATTTGGGAACCGAAAGAACCTGAACAACGGTGATAGCTCCATCTTCAACCGAAAGACGAAACAAGTCGTCGTTCCTGATCCAATCTGGAACTTCTTGAGGATGAATACTCGGAGCAACCGTTGTTTGCTGTTTCAAGACCGCAACGTTTTCATCGGTCTTTGTGTTCTTCACAATTTCGTGATCCTGAAAGTGAAGTCTTTTGCAACAAATGATTTGCATTGTTGATTTCCTCATCGAATGCTGAAGAAGGGACTGTTGCCAGTCCCTTCAATTTTTCCTCAAATAGAGGATGCTTAGGAAATTCCGTCGAGGTAGTAAAACGATTGACCCCGAAGGAACTGAACCTGTCCAATGCAACCATTGAACAGCGTAACGTAAGCGCCGCCCTTGTCCGTTGTTGGAATGGTGAACACTTTGCGAGCCTGTTGGGGAGCGCGAATCAAAACGTTCTTTTCATCGTTCCGATAGAAACACGCTCTGCCTGTTCCGCCCGCGCCTTGAGTTGAAATCCACGGATTCGCAACTGGTTTGAATTTGAAATCAACCCCGGAAGCCTTTGCGATGTTGTTGGCTTCGATGTAAGCGCCAACGCTCTGATACCCGCCAACCGTTCCAAGAACAAACGGTTGAAACAAAGTGTTGAAAGCTGTGTAATCAACCAAGCATGAATCCGGGTATGCCGCATTCGCATAAACCGCTTGACCGATTGCAGCCGCTAATGCGCCGTTTACGTCCGATTGAATTTGAAGCGGAGTTTTGGTACTCCAAAGCCGCGAAGCGCCGGTTCCAGTTGCAGGAGCAAGAGCCGAAGTAATGTTGCTGTTGTTCAACAGTCCCGGTTGTCCCATCCAACCGTTATAAACAATAACTTCCATTGCTTTGTTCCAAACTTCCTGAACACCTTCTTCGAGCAATGAATTCAGAGAGAACGGAGCCGGTTGACCTGTTCTCGCTGCCGTTGCCAGCTTTTCGGTATCAAGAACAGTAATGGTGAAGCCCTGCCCCCAAAGCCAAGTCTGCCAAACGCCTTTGATCAAGTTGACCTGAACTTCGGGAATATCCGTGTTGTTGGTATCCTGAAGACCGTATTGATTGCCGCCTGTCGTACCGAAGTCGGAAGCATACGCGGTCAAATAGTCTGGAAATCCGCCGCCGAATTTCACGGTAATATCGCGGGGATGCGTCATGCTGGAAAGGGGTTTGACCAAATCCGGCAACATCAATTCGAGTTGCGAATTCAGCCAAGCAAACGAACCCGAAGAAGCTGAATCAAAAGCAAGACTACCATTTCCCGCTCGCGTGATCATATTTGTAAATCCTACCTTTCGAAAATTTGCTTTCGATTCAACTTCAACGCCACCAAAGTTCTAGGCAGCAACTCTGTTCTTTAGGGTAATTTCTGCCGAACCATTTCCGTCCAAAACGCCGGTTGTAAAAACAACACCTGGTAAGGCAACCGTGAGCAATGCCGAAACAGTCACGGTGAACGAATCGTTTGTAATGAATACAACCGAACCGTTTGTAAGAGTAAATCCAATCGTTCCGTTGTTGAATTTGGAAGTATGAGTTGCGGTTGCAACAATGGTTCCGGTTCCAAGAATGTTGCCGTTGGCATCCGTAACCTTGTAGGCAGTTCCGCTTGCGAACGTCACAGTGTAAACCTGATCTGTAGCATTCGGTCCAATGACCGGAGCCGTAAGCGTTCCGTTGCCAGTATTGCTACCGGCAGCGCCTACAATGCTACCATCTGGAACCGCTTCAAAATCTCCAATGGTTCCTGCCGGAATTGCGCCATTCAAAGCAACGCGAGTGTAAACAGGCGATTGCGAAACGGGTTGTCCGTTGGCAATCGAAACAACAGTTGAACCCCGTTCAAGGATACCGGCAATCGAAGAAGGCGGGAAACTGCCGGTATATGGCGTTTGATTGCCGATGTTGCCCAACGTTGAATAATTCAACTCGGTTCGCACGTTACGAACAGCAACACCCGCAAAGAAGTTGGTGCCAATAATGCCGCCGCCCGCGATGTAATCGGCAATACTTTGAACCGTTCCGCCCAAAGAATCAGGAACGATCACAACGCCCTGACCAAACAAAATGGAATTAGGCGTTGTTGGTAAAACTTGCCGTGAGTGAATAACACGTTCGCCAACGCGAGAAATGTTTCCGGGGAAGCCTAAGTTCAATGCCAAAACTGGAATTACTGTACCAAATCCACCAGCAGCCATGTTATTTCCCTCACTTGATTGAAATGCGTTACCGTTGCATGAACCAATGCTTCACAAACTTTTAGTTACGTTGATTGCGGCGAGCCGTGTACATATCATCAACTTCTTTTTGTTTCTTTGTTGCAAGTTCCATTACATCCTTCGCGTCTTTCGCATCCTTGCCTTGCGAAGCCGCCGCCGTTGCTACAGCGCCGTAACCGCCTTTTCCAGCGGTTCCACCAGCGGTTAAACCGCCGTTGACTATTTTCACAGCGGTATCAAATGCGCTGATTGTAGTTTTGTTTTTTGATGCTGCAACAAAGGGACGCATTGCCTTGAATGCGGCATTCGCGCCTTCCTGTTTTGCCTTCAACAACGCCGCCGAATCGGTTGCACCACCAGTTGATTCCGGGCGATCACCCGGTTCAATTGTCAACGCTTCAATCGCATCGTTGCCGGGTTCAATACCGCCGTCTTTAGGCATTTCTTCACCCGTCTGATCACCCGCAACGGTTTCATCCTTGCCCTTGCCGCCAGTGAACATTCCCTTCAGTTCTTCCATATCGGCATCTTGAGCGTTCATTTCTTCTTCCTTGCCGTCCATCATGCGATCAAGCGCATCGTGATAGCGTTTGCGATCCTTCGCTTTGGCATCCGTCGCCGTTTTCGCATCCTTCGTGCCCTTGCACTCCGCGCAATCGCAATCAGCGGGATGCGCGTCTTTGCCTTCGTCTTTCTTTTCCACTTCTTCAACCAACGCATCAAACGCTGTTGCCACTTCTTCAGGCTTCGCCGTTTTCGCCCATTCAATGACTTTGTTCTTCGTTGTAGTCCTACCCAAAATTTGATCCAAAAGATTTGCCATGCTAAACACTCCGTTTCCTGTTGAAGTAGGTTCCAACGAATCTTGTATTGAAGCTTCCGGTCCTGCTCTGCCAGCGTTTACAATAGCAACGTGATTGCCAAGTATGTCAACCTGCAAAAGCAAACCGTCTTGCCTCAGAACGTGATAAGTATACCCACAAGACAGTTCCCTAAGTCCAGCTTTTATTTTTTCAATCAAGAATCGATTCTTTACGACTAGATCAGCGAGCAAAGGGAAATCGCCAGATTCGAGCGGTTCCGCGCCCCGGCGAACATTGGTGATTTGACCTAGCTCATGCTCTCTTACTGTGTCCAAATTGAGCATCTTGTCTGGATGCCCTTCGGTAATGGATTTCACATTGAAACTTGCGATTGTTGCGGCGGAAAAAACTTCTTCGGGCGAACGATAAAGTTCAACTTCGTCTTCTAAGTTGCCTTCGATGTGTTGCGATTGACGTTCCGCTTCATCAATTTCTTTTAACTTATATTTCTGAAATCCAGTTCGCGCAATGATAGCGTTCTTGAAAATAAGATACTTTTCAGGCGTTTCAACCCAATTATCAGAAAGTTTAACGCCGTAATAACCTAACATTGCCGCCCCTAGTTAAGTGATCAACCCAACTTGAGTACCTTTGTAGGTAAGGATCGTTCCATTGTCAACCAACCCGGAAGGCGAATAAACGCACAGCCCGCCGCTGAACTGATTGCACATTGGAATCGTTCCAAGCACAGTAGGATTAACAAAGTAAGCGCCGGAAAGAAAACCACCTTGCGCTCCAACTTCAATTGCAGCTAAGATAACAAACCCAATTGCAAATAAATAACGTTTCTTCATTTGATCCCCCGATACCTACAAAATCATGCCACAAGCCGAAGCGATAATCCAGAAACAAGCAAAAAGCGCGATTGACTCATTAGAGAAATTCTCCCTTGAGTGTAAACCTTATGCGGCCATTGTAAAAGATTCAACGAAAGTACAGGCAATGCAACGCAACGACAATTCCAAATGTTTCCGGCGTTGTAGTGGCCTTCGCTGGTTTCGCGGGCAAGTTGTTCTGGTGAAGGCGGATCGCTGAAGTTAACTAGAACGCCGTTCATCAAACGATGCGAGTCTCTAACTCTAGCATCTTGGCTTGTTTGCCATTCGTACCAATTCAAGCCAAGCTCTTCAGCGCGAACGCGAGTAATTGCAGTATCCGCTTTTGCAACTTCAGTTCTAGCAATTCTTTGAATTTGATATTCTTTTAGATGCTGCATATACGGTTGAATATCTTTAACTATATCTTCGGCCCGCCGTCCCTTCAATTGTTCGCGCTGTATGAAGTGGACCGCTCGTTCGGAAATGTCTTCCGGCAAACTCGTAATGTATTGAACATTTTCTTGAATTAAAGAATGCAAACGAATTCCAAGCGGGCCTTTCAACTCGTTCTTCAACATCGAATAAATAAGCCGCCCTTTGCTCGCTTTTGTTGCCGCCGCTCGCCAACTTCGGCTGTTCCCATTGGCAACCATCGTAATCATGTTGGATGCTAGTTGATGGGCAAAGCCTTGAATAAAATTTCGCGTTTGCGCGAATTCCACCAATCGAGCATTTAGCTCGCCTAACGTTGAACTTGTTGGAAACGCAAAATACCGATCCATCAATCGGCGGATTTCCCGTTGATAGATCAGTTCAAACCGTGTTGGACGATGGAACGGGGAATTCATTTAATCCTTGTAAGCGACTGCATTCTTTATTGCATCCGGTTCGAAGAACGCACCATGAACAACTTCTAGTTCTCTCGTTTTCTTGTTGTATTTCGCAACTTTTAACTTGATCATTGTATTCATTGCTTTTTCAGCTTCCTTTTCGCTGATTCCAGCAATTCGAGCAAGATTGTCTTGAAATCTTTGCTCAGTTGTTTTGAGCGGACCTACTTTGGCTCGCCATTCTTTGTGAACTTGTTCCATATGTTCACGTTTGCGTTTTTCTTCCTCTTGACTTGCTGCGATATTTCTAACCGCTTGTACTTCCTTTTCGGATAGACCGCCGCTTGAAGATTTCACAGAACTTCCCCCGCCCGATCCAAATTCGCCGTTTTCCGCTCTTGGATGATCGCCTTCGTTCCATTCATCGCTTGCTTCACTACCTTCCTCAAACTCCGCTGTACCGGCCCGCGCTTCGCCCTGCTCAACTTCAATTGGCGGTTGCGGTTTGTCGTCTGCCTCTTCAATAATTTCATCGGTGACGTTGCTAAAGATTTCAGTTTTATCTCCAAGCTGTTTCAGTTCTTGTAGTGTCAACTTTTGCGAAGTAATACCAGCATTGAACGGCGCAAGAATAGCTTCACTGCCTTCCTTAGCAAGTTTAGATTTGTCTTCTTCGCTCAACACGCGAATTGACGGCCATGTTATATCAAGATTATCCGGTACGTCGCCAAACTCACTCATGCAAATAACCGGATACAGTTGTTGCATGAGTTGAGGTTCCAAATCGTCGTGTTGCGCTTGCGCTATTGCCTCTTCATAATTGCGTTCATCAGCATCGTTGCTGTTATCCAAGCCACTCGAATTCTTCCCAAACAGTTTGGAATAGGGGATAGACGGAATGGCGGAAGCTGCAACTGCAATCTCGAATCTATCCAAAACATCTGCAATTCCTCCAAACGTGTATTGATGCGATTCAAGTTTTCCATCTTTGCCAAGTATCAGCATAGATTGATTAGAAAGCAATTCGTTTTGCTGTTGATACACTTGTGCAAACTTCGTTAACGCTGGACCGTTTGCAGTTGCGCCGCTCAACATCTGAGCTAATTCTGGATTAACCTGCGTCATAACTTGCGCTCGAAACAACAATTGAAGAATTGACCAAGACGCATTATCGCGTTTCCGCATTTCTTCCATTATTAACTCAAGAACACTAACCCCCCAATACTGGTTTGCTTCGTGTTCTGGTGTTGGAACATCCGGCCCTGTAAAACGAAGAATACGCGAAGCATGAATATCAAACAATGCTTCGTTTCCGTTTTGACCATGAACGGTATAGTATTCCGGCAATCCAAAAGTTAAAGGTGATTCAATATCTTGCATCTGATTACCTTTTGGAGTTATACCGCTCCAACGATCAAACACAATTAAACCCTTATAGGAATCAGGGTTAACATCGTCTAACTTCAAAGGTTTGTCAAGAATGTTTTCTTGACCCTTAATTACCATCAACGCACCAGCGCCGCCGAACAGTCGCGCCCATGTAATAGCGCGTTTAATTTTCTTTTGTGTCAATGTCCGTTTTATTGTTCTATCGAAATTGCTAATCTGATCAGGAGTTAAATTGCAATTTAGTCTAGGCCACGCCTTAACCATATCCTTAGCAGGAATTTCAACAACCTTACGCGGAATCCAATGGTTACGAAACAAAGTGATCATCAACCAATAATCGTTTGTCCAACGATTGAGAATATAATCAACGCCTTCTGCAACCGAAGGAGTTCCGTAACCCATGCGAGCAATTGGATTACTAAACGCATCTTGAGCAACTGAATCTTTGCCTACACTAAGAACAGTGTTAGCGAATGTTCTATAACGATCCATGAACTTGTTATTGATCATTTGATCCTTTCGCTACGCCGCTATAGCCAATGTTATGCGCCAAGCCGGAACCTTTGTTTGAACAAAATATCGCAATGCGTCCGGGGCGTGATCGTTGATCTTCAACGGTTCATCTTCCCCAACCTTCTGTTTATTCGGGTTCCAAGCATAAGATTCTAATTCAGCCCGAAGTTTAACACAACGCTCATGTATCCTAATCTTTTTCTGAGCTAAAAGGCTAGAAGTATTTCTGATCCCGTTTTCAACATCGTTATCCGCGTCACAATGCCAAACGCCTTTCAAATTCATTTCAGCTTTCACACTTGCCGCCGAAGGATCGACAATACATTGCGCTTGCGGAGCAAACGTATCTCGAAATTCAATCAAATCCGCAACGTATTGTCCATCGGTTTTTTGAATCGTTGTTTCTTTTGAATCCCAATAATACTCTTGATCGACCCAATACGTTGTTCCGTCGTCAATGATCAATAGGAATACAGTTGGGTTTCCCGTTCCGTAGTCAATAGCAATGAACTTTTCAACAAAGCCACCAGAGTTACCCAAACCTAATGGCCGGGTCGTATCGCTGTAAAGAAGTTCGTCGTTATAAGAGTCTTTGTAAATTGCTCCTTCGGCAACGCACCAAATTCCGTCAATGTAGCGCTTTTTGAAAACGCCGCGAAACATAGTTTCAAATTGAAGAATCTTAGCTGGTGACAAAGACAAGTTATCCCGAAGCATGAACTTTTCAGACCATACCAACCCGCTTGTTTTTTTCTCTGCATTGGTAATGTAATCTGCGTTGATGTAATGAAATGGATTATCGGGGTTGGTTGTTCCATACAAACGAGCGCCTTCTGGTGACATTCTCGAAAGCATCATTTCAAAGAACGATTGCGGAATCTTAACTAATTCGTCTCCATAAGCAACACCAACCGTTGAACCGCGAATGTATTTTTCTGAACCTGCGTCTTTAGCGCCAACAACTCGCCATTTTGTGTTACCTAACCAAAGTTCTCCACTCATTCGATTGTAGTTATAATTTTTGCTTCCGTAAAAGTTGAAAAGATCATTCAAAACGTTGTGATAAATAGTATCTTTTGAAACACCGAACATTACCTTTTCGCCGTCAACTTTGTAATCGTTCAAGCCAAACGCAATCTTAGGAATCATAGTGTAATTCTTAGAAGAGCGAACCGCTCCTTCTAAGATGTTAATGAAAGCGTCGTTCTCCGGTCGTCTTTTAATAAGTCTAATTGATTTTTCGCTATAAGGGAACATTGCTCGCCCCCAAAACAGCGTCACGAAGTTCTTTCATACGATCTGAAAAATCCGAACCGTCGTCTTTTTTAGCGATACTCCAACCCATAATCTTACCAATTTCAGAAAACGCCCGAACGCGATCAGTGTACGGAACACTTAAGCCGGTTGCGATCTGATACAAGTTTTGAATAACAACTTCCCTTTCAATTGGAAGCCGGTCTAGCCGGTCAACTTCAGCTAAAACAAATTCGTCGTTGATCCACGCTTCGGCAATTCGCAAAACATATTGCGGATATTTTTCAGTGTTCTCTTTTCCAACTACTTCTTTCGCAATAAGGGGTTGAGGAAGAGAACGCAAGTCTTTGGAAAGCCGTTGAAGCCGCTTTGCAAAGGCAAGTTTGTAATCGCTCTCTTCCATACCAGCATGATACCTTGAAAACAAAAAAGCGAGCAATCTTTTCAGACAGCCCGCTTTAATGATCGCTCGATTACTGCCGGACGGATTGCACCAAATCGAACAATTTTGATTCGATGGTTTGCATCGAAGGATCAAGCATTCCGCGATTGATTACGAAAATCAAAATCGAACTGCCGTCATACTTCCATGCAATACTTACACCCAATTTCGACGCGGAACTGTCATTTCCGGTAACAACAATTCCAGTTTGTGTTTCCGCCTGTTCGCAAATTTTTGCGAACTGATCAGGTGTTACGTTGCTGAAGGATAAAGTGCCTTGACTCATAGCGCAAAATTCCTTTCTGTTGAAGTGCGTTGATTGCTTGCGATACAGTCATATCCGGGGGAGCGTTACCCTCGGACTTGAACTGATCGAGCGCCCGCTGTAGCATTGCAACATTCAATTGAGTATTCGCGGGCAACTCGATGGAAGCAGTTTGGCCTGTACTCGCAAGGATACCGTCAAGAATAGTGATCGCCGTTGCGAGTGTAGTTAATACGCCTTTGGCTATCATCTGCGAGTTTGCATCCTTGATATTCAAGACCTGCAAAAGACCAGTTGAAATAAGACTCGAACTGGCAGTTACCAAATTTGTTATCTGTGTCAAAACAGTTGCCGTTGGATTCGTAAGATAGGCTTGACACAATGCTTGAATCGGCGCTACATCAGCCTGAATCTGCGCTGCAATCGAGTTCAACGCCGCTGCATCGTTTGGATTAAATGATGTCAGATCACTGATCAAGGCTTGAGCATCGCTCGCAATTACCGGAGTCCAATTCTCAATGTCTTGTACAGCGGTATTGACTTTGGCTTGTGTTGCGGGAGAACAGCCTGTTATTACAACAACAGGCAACGCAACGATCAAACAAATCAACGGGTAAACCAGAAAGCGAAGTTTTGTATCCTTTTTCATCAAGTCTCCTTTAACAATGCGGCGGTTGATTTGGACGCAACAGGCCGCACAGCCAAAGCGTTCAAATAACTGGTGAAATCGGGCCACAACTTAATTAAAAGCTGAAGCGTAGTCGCGTCAAGTGTTATATTCAAACCATCTTGTGCCGCCGCTGCCATTCCGTCTGTGATTGCAGGAACCATTGCAGTAGCAAGGATCGCAAGCGCAAGCATGGCTTTTGGTGAAGCAATTTGTTTTGCTTCGCCAGCAATGTCTTTGCCAAGAGTATCGAAAAAGTTAGCCGCGTCTTGCGCGTCAACTTGAATTCCCTTGCCAATTGCCAAAACTACATTCATAGTTCACCAGTTATGGTTTGATTGGTGCGTCTCCGGTTAAAAACGCCAGAGTTACGCGAGCGGAACCAAAAAGAAACGTAATAACTGCGGGAATCACAATAGACCAAACGCTACTGTGAATTGAAGGAATAGCAAACAACGCCGCCATCAACGCCGTTACGTTTCCAGAAAGAGCCAAACCCAAAGCAAGAAAACCTTCGATAGTACTCTTGCTGATTCCAAAAATTGTTTTGCCCATTGAATTCCTCTTTTCAGTTACGATTTTCTGATCTATCGTAAACAGCCCGCGCAGAAGCGTATCCATCACGCCATGCTTTTAATTCTCGAATATCAAGGCGATTTGTGGTAATATCTCGCGTATGCTCCTCAAGTTGAGCATCGTGAGCGTTCAAACGTTTTGATTGATTGAATTG